GTTTAAAAGAGAGTGGGGTTTAGCCGCATCTAAACATGGAACAATTTCTAGAATCATTCCAAATTCATGGTGAGAAATCAATCATCTTCCAATTATTTTCAAGTATTTCAAAAGAGTGGAACTGTTCGCATTTGAGTCGCGAATGCATGGTGAAAGGGGTTTGCGCCCGTCAATTCTTCAATTCGTTATGTGATCAGGCTTTGGCGAATCAGGACTTCCAAATGGCAGAGCAGCTTGAGGACATCGCTACGATCGCGATGCATGATCGTGAACGAGTTTGGTTAAATGCTATTAAGTCAGCAAGCATCACGCCCAAGACGGATCTGGAGCTAGAGGGGAGTATGGCTGTGGCAGAGCTTGAAAGGCTGTACAACAGGTATGGGACTAAAGATGCCTTTATGACGCTCAAGACGCGGAAGAGGCTAGCTCGGGTAGCAACAGATGATTCACTGTCGATGCTATCCTACTTTTATGTCCCAGTGAATGGAAATGCAGTCAGTGCCGTGTCGCACCTAACGAGGTTTGGGGACATCGGGATCGCATTTGTCGAACGGACAGAGGTGACTGGCTTTGTCGCTTTCGATCAGCGTGAGATTCAAAGAGTGCTGGATCGGTTACGTGCGACTGTTGCAACGCAGGAACCACGATGTCCTTTCACCGGTGTGCATAAACATGTTGCCTACATGATGTTCCTTCCCAAGACAGCACTCGAACTTTTCCAGGATAAAGAAAAGGTAGTGCATTTGATGAGAGTGGCGCAGCAAGATACAAAGATGATTACGGCAATGCGGACGCAAGCCTATCCTAGACTGATGCTCCAGAGGTACGGTGTGGACCCTTGTTTCGATTTTGCTTTACACCATCTACATTTGGGAGAGATCCCTTATGGGACTGGAACAACGAATTTGGTGTTGCATCGTTTTTTCACGGATGGAGGGAGTGATTGGCGTACGTGGTGCCTGCCGTTGGTAGTTATGCGTACGGCGAGGCTCGGGAAAGCGCTAGGGGCACAGATATGCGAATACATCACGCAGAAGAGTTCTTGCCAGATCTGTTTTTTAGTTGAGAGAGGATGCGACACAATCCCGATTACGGATGTAAGACTCGCTGAGATGACAGGTGGTGATGAAGTGGTTTACGGACGTCCGATTCGGCACGATGATGAGGATTATATTCCAGATTTGAGATTGCTACGTGCAGGCGAGGTGTATCGCCGTGTAGGTCCGCACTACCTGGCTCAGCGCGTTTCAACGTCGCGAGAAGCTTTGATTGTGTCAGCGAAAGAGTTGCATCGGAGCGTAAGGGGAGACGAACACTGGGGAACTGTACAGTGGAGGAAGAATGTTGTCAATTTGGTTAGGTTAGTCTTGTATTGGTTTCCGACATCGGATGAGAGGACTCAGATTTTTAATTTATGGTGTTTCGCTCTTTTTGGGATGGTCCCAAGGCAGGATGGAAAGTATACGAATTGGGATGATCAAGGTGATTTTCTCAACATGATGATGAGTACTCAGGACGTCGCACCGCGTGTCGTTGGTATATTGTATAAGGCTATGTTGGACTTAGCTTTGTTGCATCTGCAATCGACAGCAGTTCCAGGAGTCCCACCGATCGATCTAATGCGTAGTGAGGAGTTGGAGATAGTTGAACCTGTAAACTTTAATTTTCATTACCTTCAAATGTAATCCTTAGGATAGATTCTAGAGTAGTTCCCCTTCCCCTCCCTTTACACTTAC